TGCAACTGCAACCGCACCTGCAACTGCAACCGCACCTGCAACTGCAACCGCACCTGAAGCCAAAGCCGCTGCTGAAGCCAAAGCCGCTGCTGAAGCCAAAGCCGCTGCTGAAGCTGGATTACCTACAAACCAACGGTCAGTCAAGCGCACGCCTACTGGTCAGTTTATGCGTCAAGATCAGGCCGCAGTTGATCCTAAGGCTCCACGACCAGGTGTACGCTCCACGAAGACGTATAAAAGCAAGTAATTTAAATCCCTAACAGACTGAACAAGTCTGTCTGAGCTATCATGGAAGGCGACTTTACCTTCCACCCTACAGCATCGTAGAATCTCTCTGTAACCGAATACACTATCTTTTCAAACATCTTCTCCTTATCGGGTTCGAGTACCTCGCTGAATTCCTTAGGGTAGTAGTACTTGTACCCTGCTACACTTAATCCGAATTTATTAGGCTGCTTGAGATAGAAATATCTAATCTTATCGCCGGTACCGATCTTTTCGTAAGATGTTGTTAAGTTAAACCTCTCTAGAAGCTTGTTATGAAAGTATGCTGCCTTCACGTGAATAGGCATTCCCTTAGCAGTAGTGAAGTTAGTACACTTAGATGCATACGTATCGTATCCCTTAATACCCATAACAAACGATATATCCTCAACCGGTAGATTTTTAAATATCTCGTACGTCTCATTAAAGACTTTGTTAGTCTTTTGTTCATCTCTAGTCATCAACATGGTTTCAATAATCTTCTTCACATACGGCTTAATAGGCTTAGGCATCGTTGTTCTAACTACCTCGACCCCCGTGTACTTAAACTTATTACACGGAATACCTTCATCGTCGAGCATGTGAATTACGTACCTTTTCTTTTGTAAAAAAAGCCCCGCATCTGCAATAGCTTCACGCTTAAAAATAAATCTACAATCGGTAGATTTCAGTACCTTTACCCCCCAGATCTTAATTCCCTCGTTGAGATGATCCTCAATTTGCTGAACAACTTCGTAGTATTCCTTAGTAATTTTACCGTTCGGACGAGTTAGAGTTATATTCTTATGCTCCACTATCTTACTAATAGAGACGTACGAACTGTCTGTATCGTTGTATATAATCGGCGAATACGTCTTAAGCTGTTCGTCAGTTAGGTTACCGTGTTCCTTAATAAAACTCGTCAACAGCTCGTTAGAGTGCTTAATCACCGCTTGGCCGGTTAAAGTAATAGACCGCGCAATGTCATCATCGCCGAGAGCAGCTTGTTTATTGCCGAAGTATCCGTAAATAGAGTTTATTAGAATCTTAATAGTGTGCTGCTGTATATTAAGATAATCGATTTTATTTTTCAGTTCTTTATACTCAGGAGCATCCTTTGCAATCTCTTGAATAGCATTTTGTGCTTTCTTTAACTTCCTCTTAATTTCTACTCTTCGTTGATAATATGAATCTACAATTTCAGGTACAATGCCTTGCTTCTTTTGCGAAAATAGAACCATTGCCTTTGATATAGATATTTTTTCACTTTCAATAAACTTTAAGAACTTTGCCGGGGTCAAGGTAAACGTCTGACCGTTTACGTGCTGTATTGAAATTTCCTCTGCTGACTTACTAGTAATTCTCCCTATCTTAGTCTCTGGTGAGAGATTTAACGAAATCATCACGTTAGGGTATAGACTGTTCGCATCAAACGATATGATGTGCTGTTGAAATCCTTTTTGAGGCTCACTGACATACGCCCCCTCGTTCTTACCGTCACTAGGTTCCCTGATAAATGTAGGCATTTTCAACTTCTTGTGCCGTGCTTTAATTGCACACAATCCAGTAATAATAGAGAGCGAGCCCAAGGCAGCCTCAAAAGTTGCACACCCGGCGTATGCAAGCATTCTGAGAAGTTCTAGATACCTAAGCTTCTCTTCTAGTCGAACAAGTAGATTAACATCTTGAATGTTATAGTCAACAAAGGTCTGCCAGTTAGAATCTGCTAACTCAAAAAGATCCAGATCACCATAGTCCACCTTACGCTCACCTAACTCAGTTTCACCGATAGAGTCAAGCTTATAGCTATCACGCTGAGCCATACAAAACCGCTTATAAATATCGAGATAGTCAATACAGGATATACCGTCAATATAGTATCTATTTTGCTCCTTACCAAACTTACCCATGACAGTTCTAAAGAAAACATTACCTACCGGCGATAACCGGTTTGCGGTATTTGCGCCCAATATCTTGTTTATTCTATTGATAATGTATGGAATATCGAAGAATTCGCTATTCCAACCCGATAATATATCCGGGTAATCCTGTTCAATAAATTCGATAAATTTTGTAAGTAACTCGGCCTCTGACTTACATTTAACGTAAACTGTTTGATTATTATTCGGTGTATAATCTCCCTTTAATCCCCATGTTATAAACGTTTTATTGACAGTATCGTATACTGTAATCACGTTTATCTCGTGCTGCGGTTCATCAATATTCGGGAAGCCATCAGGAGAATAGGTTTCTATATCCAAAAAATAGACCTTAATGGGGTGCTTAAAAAGGTCAGGTGTTTCGTTAGTTTCCCAGTAAGTATCTACGAGAAATTGCTGAACTGTAGGTAAATTTTCGAATACTCTCTTAGTGCTACCGTTCTTGAGGAACTTGTTCTTATCGAAGTGATTTCTAAACGAAATCTTTTTTAAGCCGGTATTAAAAATGCTAGTAGCGGTGGGATTAGATGCAGTTTCGAGGTAAATGTATGGTTCAAACGTTGAATCATAAGTAATGCGTTTCCCAGCATCATCCCAGGTAAATACCCGCATCGTCTGCTCTTTATATAAATAGACCGCATTCCTGTACATTGTCTAATTATATCTTTTTCTCTCACAGCCTCAAGTTGTTTTATTATATCGTGACAAATTTACTCGTCCGCTATCCCCGTAGGGAAGTGTATATAACTCTTTGTAGCAGTCTATATTGGAATCTATTTCAAGGAATCTAGCTGCAGCTACCCCACGAGCTCTAGAGCTCTGGCTATAATAATCAGTCGGCGATTTAACTAACTTATCAATTTGATCAATCATCTCGTCACCGGTTTTGAATCTAATGGGAGCGTTTTTATAGGTATCTATATCCTGACATACTGCTGGTAAACCAAAACAACCTGCTTCGATATACTTCAGATCACTCTTTGCTCTATTAAAGTTATTATCCTGTAAAGGAGCTACCATTATATTTGTATTTAGATCGTGAATCATCTGAGGATACTCGTATAGCCTCTTCCATGCATGAAATTCAATCTTACCCGATTTAACAAGATGCTGTAACGGTAACGGAAACCCACCGAGAAATACCCACTGATACTTGTCTACTGTCTTGGCTATAACATCTCTTACATGAGCGAAGTCGTCATTTTGCTTTACTCTATTTTCAACATCGAAATGAGCTCCGCTGCCAGGGTACAGTATTCTCGGCTTCGCTTGTTTACCAGAGCAAAACTTACGATAATTGTCTTTGACTTGGTTAACCTTATAAAATCTACCTAACCAAAACTCAGGAGGGAAATTCGGTATAACTGTAACCTTAGTATTACCGGTCTTACTCATGTAGTAGTCTCTCATAAAATCACATGTAACTGTAATCTCGTCACACATCTTCATGATTTCCTGAGATACCTCTCTAATCTTAGGATTTGTAAATGCCGGTTTAAACTTATTATACTCGGGGATATCTTCACTAAATATGATGTCATCAATTTCATATATAATGCGAAAGTTAAACTTATTTGCAAGTTGTCTGAGAAATTTAACAAAATCTCGCTGATGCTCAGTAGCTTGACGCTGAATTCTAACCGCTTTAATATTTGCAAAATACCGCTCATCGAAATTCATGACCGTGGAGCCATGCATGATAATCTTTTGGTGAGCATTTAACATATGCTCCGGCCAGATCATTCTCCAGAAGCCGCAACCTGAGTAGTCTGCGTAATAGTTCAAAGCTCGATCAAGATTCATCTCCGGCATAGCAAGTGCAGCCTGCGGCGCGGGTACTTGCGGAAGTGCTATGCCGTGCGGCTGCCTATTAAAGGGCGACTGGAACGGGTTCTGCTGAAAAGGTGGAGGTGAAGTGAACATTTAAATTAGTTAATTACTATCAGGCTTGAAATCAACTCGTCGCGTAATACCGTTAAATTTTTCGAGCATTACAATTTCGCCGGTTACAAATCGAGCACTCTCCTTACGGTGACTAATGATGAATATAGACTCTGCATAAGTCTCAACCCGCTCCCGGAGAATATCTATAACTAGCTCGATCCCTCTCTCGTCTAAACTAGAATCTAGTAATTCATCGTAGATGCTGATGTTAAACGTTACATCGCCTTGCAAACGGCGAATATCCATAAAAGTAAATAAGCACGCTAAGTCTATATTTTTTCTCTCAGCGCCTGAGAAATTAAAGTATGAACACGGTTTATTCTTATCATTAATAATTAACTCCTCGAAGTACTCATTAAAGACACACGAGCAATTTGCATCTAGTTTTTTGAGATAGTAACTGAGTCTGTTGTTGAGTACATCTAGAATTCGCTTTATCAGATAAGACTTAACTCCCTCCTCTGATAGTACAAACTTAACCCGATCTAGCAGCTGCAGAGTAGATTTTAACCCGTTAATATATTCAGTTACTACCAGTATTTTTGCTTCTAGTTCACTAATAACAGTATCATATGATGCGGTTTCTGTTATAGTATCGGTTATCTGGTCCTGTAGCAGTTTAATTGAAGATTGATTGTTATCGAGTAGCTGTTTTGTATCTGCACTCTGCCGCTGAAGCTTATCAATATTAAAGATTTTAATGTTTTCTTTAGATACCTCTGTGTCGTACACGGTTTTTTGATCGAGACATGCCTTTTTATCATTATTTGCGGTAACTGTATTACATTTTAAATTAGCAACTTCATCTGTAATTCTCTTTTTTTCACTGTCTATATGAGACTTATCATTACCGCTAATTATACGAAGACAAACCGGGCATTCGTCGATATTACCTGCAATTTTGAATAGTGTCTTTTCACGGCCCGAACTTTCAACTGCAAGTGTAGCAATTGTTACTATAAGCGTCGATATTTTAGTATCCTCTACAATCTTCTTAGCTAAAAGATCTTGTATTCGAGCCTGTATTTCGCTTTTTTTACTATTAAAATCAATACTCTCAAGCTTTTCGTAGATAGCCGTAAGGGTCTTTTGAGTCGCTATTAAACCTGCTATCTTAGCCTCTAGTTGAGATATTTTTACCTTTTTACGATCGTTAAACGATAACTGCTGTGCTTTTATAGTAGATAGGGTAGAAATATTTTCACCTAACTTGCTACTCTGTATATCGAAATCCTTTTTACATTGAGAATACTCATCCTTGGCCTTAGTAAGCATCTTACTAAACACCCCGAGATTAAAAATATTTTCAATAAATTTTCTCTTATCCTGTTTCTTCTTTCCCATGAACGGAATTGTGTTATTAAGCGTCATAATAACACAATTATCAAATACCTCCTGTGTACAATTTAAAAGCTTGGATATACATTCATTATTATTGCCAATAGAATCGAGAGTTTTATCTACATTGTCGATGTGTAGATGTATTGCTGACGGGTTAAGAGACCTTATAATTTTAATCTCTCTGATTTTGCCCCCGGTTTCAATACTAAACTCTAAAATCACCTCACAGCTACCTGACGTTGAATCATTTACGATATTTTCATTTTTAATATCCCGTAGAGTTGAGCCGAATATAGCAAAGTTAATTGCATCTGCAATTGTAGATTTACCTACACCGTTTCGCCGATCTTCCTTATCGCGATTATTACCAGTAATAACATTAAGACCGGTATTAAATCTAACTAATACCGGGTCTTCCCCTATGGACAGGAAGTTTCTAATTTTAATCTGCTTAAAGATAACTTTTTTCATTTACATTGATTGTATATATCGATGCATTTGGTATAGAGGTCTTGCTTATCATCGATTTCAATTAAATTTATAAACTCCTCTATAACACTTTCCATGTTTACGCCAGTAATAGTACAAGGAGCATTCTCTATTATATCTATATGATTTGAATCGATAAGATAATCAACCGAAGCAGAAGCAGGTGTTAATGTTGCAATTTGAGCTATTAAACACTCGACATTGTCTACATTAATCTTCTTATCTACTACGAGCTTGATAATGTTACCCTCTACCTTAGCATTATTAAGATACTTTTCAGACGTAATCTCAGAAGTAAGCAGTCGAATATGCTTAGGTGACTGCGTATTCTCTATAAATGAGAGCTCATCTGTACTGAAATCAAGAAAATATACACCCTTAGTGTCGCCGCTGTCACCAAAATCCATTTCAAATGGATTGCCTACGTATGTAATGGTCCCGTTTTCATATTGTCTACGATCTCTTAAATGGAAATGACCAGAAAAGATTTTTTTTGATTTATCGAGCAAGCTAAATGCATCTCGTCCCTTCTCGCACACCTTGACCCCATTCATCCTGAAGGAGTTAATTTCAAAATGACCAAACAGATAATCCGTTTTAGAATCGACTGCACCGCCCCAAGGTATAAACGCAGCTGATTTATTACCAAATTGAATTACAGTCGGCTCTACAATCACCTGGAGATTCTTCCACCCACTAAATATATTAAGAGAATTTACTGCGGAGTGTTCCTTATAAAAGCTATCATGATTACCTGGAATCATGATAATATTATAGCTACTGAGTCGTGATAATATTTGATAGCCTACATCAAGGGTATTAACTGCTACTTCATCTCTATAGTGAAAGAAATCACCGAGGAATAAAATAGTCTTTATATCTTTTCTCTCCAGCTCGTTAATAAACCAACCACACCATTTAAGAGAGGTATCGTGCCAAAACGAAGAGTTCTGGTGAACACCGAGATGTAAGTCTGAAAAAATGGCTACCTTAGTGTCACTCATCCCACTTATCCCTATCATTATCGGAGCTCGAAGAGTCAACGTAAACATTGCCCTGTAGCATTAGATCAAAATAAGTTTTCTCTCTGAATTCATTAATTGAATTTTGATACTTTTTTTCCTTTTTTATTCTATTTATAAAGGCGTGGAACGCTATTGTAGTAAAGTAGGAGAAAGGAGAGAAGCCTGTATTAAGTCTGAATTTCTTATTTTTAAGAGCTGAGAACATCTTAACAATCGCATCGCCAATCATGTCATCTTTATAGGAATAATTAATAAAATTAGGAGCATAGCTGAGACCGTTTGCAATTTTGACTACAGACTCGGCTAACACGTCAGCGAGGTTACCTGTTTCATAAAATACGACAATCTGCTCTTCAAATATCTTCGCATTAACGTAATGTTCCTTTTTTTTAGCTTTTGGCTTCTCTAAGCTCCCTGGTACAGCTTTTAATCTTTTCGAGTTCATAGAGTAGTGATCGCTTTGCAGCGTGTGCTAAACTATACTTGAAATTATCTTGAATATCAACAATGATTAGTCTACTCTTATCTTTATGCAGTCTCAGACCTCTGCCAATCGACTGAACAACTTTTACCTTGGCTTTACCACCGCCGGCAAAAACAATATAATGCAGATTTTTTATATTAATACCGGTAGAAAATATTTTTGATATAGCTATAATGACAATATTCGTCGACTGCTCTACTAGCTGTTTAATTTTTTCTCTCTCTTCTAACTCAACGTCACCGCAAATAAAGAAGACTTGCTTGCCAATGCATATATTCTTACACGCATCATATAAGGTCTCACCGTGTCTAATAAAGTCTACCATTATAAGAATATTATTGCTGACCTTATTAGCAAGCTTAGCTATCGTATCATTTCTAAACTTACTTTCGATCAAATACTCTACCTCTCTTCGGTATTTGTTGTCACTAAAGCCCTTTAAAGTAGTCGCATGTACTAGCTGTAGCTTAATAATCTCAGCATTAGCTATATAATTCTCAGATCTTAAATCAAAACTACTCCGCTCATATAAAATAGGACCAATTTTACCTATAATATTCCACTGGTCCAACTTATCCTCCGGCATAGTGCCGGTAAAGCCAAATTTGAGCGGTGTTTTGATCTTTTTTATTATCTTATTGACCTTATTTCCCTGGCGGAGTTTATGAACTTCATCTATAACCAGCAGATCTATATGTCTGATCCAATCAATAGAAGACTTACAACTTTGTAATATACTCAGATTAGCTATAATAATATCAGATGATATATTTAAATCGTCATCACCAGTCCATTTTGAAATAGTAAACGGTACTTTATAATCTATAAAGTCATTATACGTCTGTTCTACTAGACCTCTATCCGGGACTATAAGCAATCCCTTAACTCCTGAGTAAAATGTAGATATCCTCGATATTAGCGATGCCATAGTCAACGTCTTACCGCCTGCAGTAGCCAAAACAACTGTACCTCTCCCTATTTCGAGACACTTTTTAACTATCTCCTCCTGATAATCTCTTAATGAGATACTCAACTTATATGGATCCGTCGTAAACTCATCAGAATACCACACTCTAGCAGGTATGAGTACATCGTGTACACTCATAGATACGTTAATTTTATTTGAATACGGTTTACTTGTAAGGTACTTGGTAATTTCCGGCACTAATCCTATATCACACCTACCTGTAGGGGTAATTGCGTAGCGTCTGGTAGGTATAAATCGATTAAATCTACGCTGATACTTAGCACCAGGGTTTTCTACGGAAAAGTGCTCACGTATCTCATCAAAAATATCACCTCTAACAAACGCTTGACCTTGATCATCTAAGTCTATCTCTATCATGTGGTCTCAAGTTTAATTATCTCTACGATGTTACGGATATCCCACGTCATTGATGTGAGAGTTTTCTTAGATTCATCGAGAAACTCTAATATCATCCCACACTCTTCAAGCTTTTCGTCGTATTCTCTCAGCAAACTGTTAATCTCTATAGTTTTACCGGCTGCATAATCAGTCAACTTAACAGGCGCATCCTTTTGTAGCTTACCAATGAGTGTTTTCTTATAAGCCTCTCTATCTCTACCCAATTTAATCACCTCTTGCTTACATCTAACATATCTACCGACCCATTTATGCTTAATGGCCGGTAGCTTCATCTGCACATCCTTGATGTTAAAGGCGTCAACCTTAACGTCTTCGCTGAATTCGAGTAAATATTGATCGAGAAGATTGGGCATACGCTATAAATATAGGTGGTTATTACTAGTTATCAATGAAATCGTTCAAGTTATTCTATACCGAGAGTCAGAACCTATCAGAAGACATGACATCTGGTGGTGAGATGTCAGTATTTTCAGGTGGTATCGACATAGGCGGCACTGGTAATCAGTTTCCTGCTAATAACGATAACGGCTACGCGCCTGGAGACTACAGAATGCCGTTCTCTATGGGGATATACCGCAGACCAGGTATTGATGGGTTGAAAAGACGTCGTAAGAGGCGTAAGTTATCTAAACGGTATGCCAAATCCAAACAAACAAAAAGGAAATAGGTGGGAAAGAGAAGTAGCCGATCATTTATCCGTCATATTCGGGCTCAGTTTCCAGAGAATTCCTAATTCAGGCGCTTTTGTTGGAGGTAAAAACAGCTTCCGTAAAGATATACTATCCGAAAGTCAGCTCCTACTATCAAACGGCGACATAATTGTACCGGATGAGCTAAAGCATATATCTATCGAGTGTAAGAGTTATAGGGATTTCTCATTTTCTTCTCTATTTACAACTAACAAAGCACTAGACGGGTGGATAGAGCAATCGAAAACCTCAGATAAACAGTGGTTTCTTGTTATTAAGATAACACACAGCGGTTCGTTTGTGGTATTTGATAGCTCCATGAAATGGGTAAAGTCGGGACCGTATATGAAGTATAAGGGATCGACTATATGCAGCATGGAAACCTTTTTTGAGAGTAATAGGGATATTATTTTGAATAAGCAAGGCCTGTAGTTATCTTAGTTGATGATAAGCTGCTTATATCTTAATAGTAATAGATACCGAGTAGTTAGCTTTGGGTCCCTGTATAAAAAAAAGATTGAACCGCTACTGCTATCCGATCTACGAACATATTCCTGCACCGGTGAAGGTAAGATAGAGAAGACTACACAGCGATTTTTCCGACATCACATAATACACGAGATGTGTGAATATGCGATGCACTGTAAGCAACACAAGGCCATCTTCTACGTAAACACAGACGATCTAGTCGATACAGAAACTTGGGATTTATTTAATGAGAGCGATCTGCGTAAGCTATTGGGTAAATTAATAAAAATTATCCAGAGCAAGCTACCTCTTAGAGTATACATGTCAGAGTATCCTTTTGAGTATTTTGTAAACTCTTATAAGAACGGTAAAAATATCGCTCTTAAAATTAATACAGATATAGAGTTGCTCGTAGGTAGAGATAATTCTTCCTTTTTATTCGACAAAATAAAGACCTATGTAAAGAAAACTGATCTATATTTTCTAGATCAGGTATACTTTAATCAATTAAGGTCAAAGATGTTGTTACTGTCGTGATTAAATAGTTGTATGGAATCCAGATTTCGTAAAATATATGATAGTTATATTGTCGAGCAGGGCGAACCCGCTGCTCCTGTCGAACAGCCAGACCCTAATGCCTCCGCTTTACCTGTTCCAGTTGAAGGCGAGCAAGATATCGCCAATCAGCAACTAGAACCGGAACCTGCTGCACAACTTGATACAAGCGGATTCGTCACTCTAGTGAGATTATTAAAAGATGCATTTGTAATTAGACCGGAAGAAGACGATGCAGATAAGATTATCGATATCGGCGAGGTTAACGGTGATAATGTTTATGATAAGTTTACGGCAATTCTCGCCTTAATAAAGAAGTATAACCCCGATATAAATATACAAACTGACTTATCGAATATCAAATGACCTCCTTTAGTAAATATTACGAGCAGCAAACGATGGGAATCGTTGAGCCCATTTTTATTGAAGATGTAGGAGATCTAAAGGCGAAGATAGATTCCGGTAACGACGGGTATAACGTACTCGATGCGGCTAATATTGAATACCGAGATGGTAAGATAACGTTTTTATCTAATCAGAAAACAATTACCAGAAAAGTAATATCCTCGGCAGATATCAACATAGGATCCGGTGTAACCGAGCAACGATATGTAGTTCCCTTTAATATAAAGTTTAAAGGTCAGTTTTATCCGAATACTCCCTTTACTCTTGCTGATCGCAGTAGCAACGAGTGTCCCGTTCTTCTCGGAGAGATTTTTTTAAAGCAGATAGATGCAGTTATACAGGTTAACAGCAAAGAAGCTTTGATTTGAGATCAGCGTTTAAGATCTGAGATAAAGGTATAAAACTCAGCACGAGTTGCTGCATCTGCCATAAAGTCTCCACTAAGTTTTGAAGTTTTCATCTCACATCCGATATGTCTTACCCCTCTACACGAAACGCAAGAATGAGTAGCAGATACCATAACCGCTACTCCTTTATTACCTGCGCATAGATCGTTAATTGCGTCGTGCAGCTGGGTGGTGAGATCCTCTTGAATCTGCGGACGCCGCGAGTAAAAATCAACAATTCTATTTAATTTAGACAGCCCTGCAACATTCCCAGCGGGGATGTATGCGACATGAACTACACCGTCAATATTGAGATGGTGGTGAGCACAAAGACTGCTCATAGGAATATTACCTTCAAAAATAATCCCGTTATATCCGCGAGACGGGAAGTGTGTAACCTTCGGCGGTTCGTTATAACAGCCAGAAGCTAAATCCCTCACGAAAGCTTTGGCAACTCGCTCCGGGGTATTGTCGCTGTTAGGATCGTTGCGCCAGTCAAACTGAAGTGCATCGAGATAGGCTTCATAAGCCTTAGTTGCTGCTGCAATAATCCTTAATTTTTCCTCTTCGGAGCGAGGGTGATTGCTGTTAGCCTGTAAAATCTTTTCCATTCTATTTGAAGATATATTCTTAAAATTGTAAATCAACTGCTAGAAGTTCAGATAAATTAAATAAGTACTTTAGTAATGCAATTTGACGACGCTGTAACCGCGAATATGAGTCAATCGTTAAAACGATTTAGAATTAAAGTAGATCCGATGTACGCATCCTATTCTAATTTTAGGAACATAGACGGTTATGAAGGATACGTCTTAACGGAAACAATAGACCTCCTTAAGACGATGGTAATGTCTCCTAATCTTCCCATCGTAGTGATACCGAAAGAAGCTTTATTACCTGACGATAGGCTATGTGACTTTAAGCAATATATCGTACAAGAGCTGGAACTAGATGATAGTAATCCACTATTCGGTCAGATATCTAATTGCACTGATATAGACAGTATTGAATCATTCTTAAACCAAAGTGGCAAGAGCGATTCAGATATAGTCGACCTATTTAAGAAGTTTAATTTTACACCTGAAACACCTCATGACATTTAATGAACTCGTTCATATAGCGGAGCAAGATACTCCGGGATTTTCAACAACGCTCGGTTCTCTCGGTAAGATAGCATCAAAAGTTGGTAGCGCAATTGCTGCTATCGAACCCGGTAAACTCACCGCGCAGATGAAAGCTCTTCAAGATCGCGGAGCAATAGGTGTAGCAGCTGATGTAGCCGGAGCTATCGGAAAAAAACTATCAGGCGACTCTATACAACAATTGAATGATTTTCAGCGCCGCCAATCGCTACCGCAAGGGTGGCCCAAAACAGGCGATAGAGTTAAATATATAGGTATTAGAACAAAGGATTATGAGGGCACCGTTGAAAAAACGTCTCTGGTTGGCGAAAATATGGTTATTAATATTCGGGTGGGTAAGCCTGGGTTACCCAATGACAGGTATGTAGTAGCTGAGATAGATACCAAAGACGTTAACCCTTATAGATCTGTAAAGAAGTGGGCAGTACAGGTCAATGATCCGGTCAAAGGGTACATTCAGGATGAAGATGAGACCGGTCATATACCTGTACTTACCTTTAAGGACGGCGTGTTTATCTTTAATACAGACGGCCGTAATTCCGCACCATACGCTCTCGTGTGGTTTGACGAACCTGGCATGATGACTACACCCGGCGCGCGTGTAAGTACTAAAGATTATGAGGGCAATCCGGTTACTGGTACTGTAGGAATAAAGGGACCCGAGTTAACTGTAGCAGGCGGTCGGAAGAGAAAAACTTTTGTAGTTAATATAGTTTAGCATAAATATTCTTATATGAAGAGATACTTTGACAGGTTCATTAATAAACACTTAACCGAGAACGTTACATCCCCAGCTAGCGAAGTATACCAGCCCGGCGATAAAATTGAGTGTCCATACCGTTTAGGTAGTACTTTAAGATATCTCGGTAATGATGTAACAGATGAAGAAGCTCAGCAGATGTACGATAAACATAAAACACAGCCGATGTCTACCGTACTCAAAGAACTAGAGTCGAAGAAGCCTAAAACTGTATCCCCGAGCACTAACCCTAACTCCTCGTACTCTGCCGAAGATCCACTAAGGGATCAAATCCATACAGCATCTAATGAAGCACAAAATCGAGGGAGTTAATTTTAATTATTTCCCAGTTGTTAGTTGACTTATTTTGACAAACAGCTAAGTAGAGATGTCAGGTAGTTAAGCCCCCCACTAGAGAAAGCTAGCGGCTACTCTCTCAGGAGACTAATAAAGCAGTATTACTACGCAAACACCCAGAGGGACGGGTGTATCGATTTACTAAATAATATTGTAATGATAAACTTCAAGCAATTTTTATTAGAGGCTCTAGCCGGCAACTTATACCTCGAAGCGGATTACCGAATCCCTCCTCCTCCGCTTACTCACAATAAGTTCATAGGGCAGCAAGGTAGCTTCGGTGCATACCGATACCTCAAAGAAAAAGAACCCGATAGACTCGCTGAGGTGCTTACAGGTTACCGTGACGCAGTACGCAACAACTGGAATTCTAAAACGTTTATGGACAAGTACTTACCGGAGTATATATACACTGGGAACCTCTCCTGGTGGGTTGGCTCCTTTATTAAGGCCGCGAGAAAAGATGGGGTACCTGACCTTGATATGGGATTCAAAAACGCGAGGACTATAACAGCTGGCCGTCCCGCTAGTGCATTAATGAGCCGCCGTCGCCTGGCCGGCTCGGGTGCCTATGAGGTCGCTAAACAGATGGGCTGGTTAGATACTATTTATAAGATGAATAGAGACTGTTACAGTAATCCCAACGAGAATACAACGTCGTTTATACAGAAGCTCATACTCAAACTGCCTCCTGAATTTGAAGCATTATATAACAAAAGGGTAAGTTCTCGACCAGACTCATGGTGGCACAATTTCACAAAAACTGCTACTAAAGACGATGAAGAGTACGCGAAAACCCCCAGAGAGTGGCGCAGGTTTCCAAGACATCGTTCTCCCTTCCACAAGCCCGGCATAAAGCTTCGTCAACAAGATACATGGACTAGTAAAGATTACGACCCAATCCCGGTCGAAGGACCGCCTGTAGGACAATATAAGCAGATTTTCCGCGGCGACTTGGAATAAATATTTCTAAGATGAAGACCTTTGATCAGCTTTTTATTGAAGCTCACGATGAAACAGGTAGCGATATGGTACCGGACCGGTCCGAGTTACCTCTTACCCCTACAATACCTAAACCCCTGAGTAGAAAGGTGAAAGAGGCCGAGCGACAAAAAGAAGCTATGAAACGGTTAAAGAGCTTCGTTAATAACCCTGCAGGCGGACTCGCACCAAAGGCAGCATGGACAGCACTCGTGTTAGGGCTTTTGAAGGACTTAGACCTGGAGCGTGCTCAGGTAGATACCTCGGAACCTGACCCCGATGATATCTGGAAACTAGCCGGTGATCAAACTCGTCGAGACGCACAAATCGAGGACGATAATCGGAATTACTGGGAGCCGGGAGATAATTAAAATTATTAATGGTAAATTACTTCTGCCTAAAGAGTTGATATCTCACCTTATGTATCTATTTTATAGGGTATGAGTTTCTCTAGTACTAAGATAATTGAATTAGGTAGCTGCGCTTTTCGTCAGCCGTTTGCAGTACACAGCCATTGCAAGTTCCTTCACGGCTACCGTCTCGTCGCTAAATTTTGGTTCGGGTGCAATACGCTAGATGATAAGAATTGGGTTGTCGACTTCGGGAGTCTTAAGGATCTTAAGACTCTCTTAGAAAAGCAGTTTGACCATACACTAGTTGCTGCAAGTAACGATCCTCTACTCCCTATTCTCAAACAACTTCATGAAGCCGGGGGCTGCGATCTTCGTATCATGGATAAAGGCGTAGGGATTGAACGCTCTGCTGAGTGGTGCTTTGAGCAATCAGATAAATATATCAGAGCGTCTACCAATGATCGGTGTTGGGTTGAAAAGGTCGAGGTATGGGAACACGAAAAAAATTCTGCTATATACACAGCGAATGACGCGATTGCAGCTACAATAAACCCTACAGTCTTATTAAATGAGATTATTATAACTCCTGTTATACCGGTACGTGAAATTGAACCGCCTGCTATAGATTTGCCCCCCGCAGAAAATCCTCGGGCAGCTCGGGTAGGCAATAAGGTTACTTCGGGGTATAGCGGCCTATTCGACGGTACAAGCTGGGGTAAGAAGTAATATAATGTTTGATATTGAAAGAGATCCTTTAGTGAATCAGCTCGAAGACGATGTGCTCTCCAGGTGTCTATCCTTAATACCAGACGAGGTAACTACCTCGGTGGCTGCAACTACAAATCGACAGCTGCCTTCGGATAATAGACAGGTAACCCTCGAAGACGCTCTTCGCGAGCTTCAAGAGATTGAAAAGCAAGGTCTACTTTAGGTGGCTGACCTTATTAATGATATATTTAAGGATTTTACTTCTTACGATATCATCTTCTGTAAATCTATAAGTCTGAATGCCGTTAGCACGTGAGGTATCGTCGTCGAATGCACTGACAATAGATTTGAAGCACGATCTATTAATGTCAGACTGCAGGCTATCACCGATTATAAACATCTTACAGTTAACACCTATACGTGTGAGTACGGTTATGATCTCACTCATCTCAAGATTCTGAGCTTCGTCAACAATAACCACACAGTCTTTAAAAGTTGAGCCTCTTAGAAAATTTACCGGAATGCAGGTAATGTACTCATTTTCAATTAAGGAGTCCGTCACATTGCGGCTAATTAACTCATCACATTTCTCGAGTAGCGGTAATATCCACGGTTTAAACTTTTCATCTACTTCACCCGGTAGAGATCCGAGCTTACGTGTGGCCGATTCAACGATACTTCTAATGTAGAGGATATGGTCTGCTTCTTTCTTTTGTAACATCCTCAACGCGACGTTAACTGCGCAGTATGTCTTAGACGATCCTGCCGGACCATCACACAGAATTATACTCGTCTCAGGGTTGGTCGCAATATCAGTAAATGCTACCTGACTCTCAGTCAATTTAAAGGGAGTCTTAATAGTAAAATTACACCCTAGATCGGTATCCATAATTTTATTAGATTTAGGTTTCTTAATGTTCTTTGGCTTTTTTTGTGACATCAATAGTATTTATTCTATTCCCTATTAAACAAACTCAATGCATAATTGGATACATCGGGCATTATCTGCTATCATAGATGATATGTCAGATACTGCTTCAAACTACCTTCTTTTTGCTGGGGAGAATAACGAGCCTGAAATCTTCTATACTATCGAAGGGGAGGGTAGGTATGTAGGTTACCCCTCTGTCTTCCTAAGATTATTCGGTTGTAATCTCACTTGCGCGGGATTTGCAAGTAAATCCTCACCGTTCGGATGCGATTCATACCTCTCGTGGTCTAAGAAAAATAAGCTATCGTTCGACGATCTCTTTAAGCTTCTCGAAGATAAGGGATACATACAGCATCTTTTTAGGGGTGCAATTCTTAAAATTACCGGAGGTGAACCACTACTTAGACAGCAACCGCTACTCGAATTTATTAAATTATTTGCTATCAAGTATCAATTTGTACCTAGGATTGATTTTGAAACAAACGGTACCATAATGCCTGACCCTGAGTGGGTAGACATCTTTAGCGCAACATTCACCACCTCACCGAAACTGTCGAATAACGGAGATCCAATAGATAAGAGATATAATCCGGAGGTTTTACAATTTCATGTCGCGAATAATTCATGCTTCAAATTTGTTGTTAGTAATAGTGAGAATATTGACGAAATTCTTAAAAATTATATCAACCACCCCGATATTAAGCTACCGAGTAGCCTTGTGTGGCTGATGCCGTGCTGCGGTTCGAGAGAGGAACATACGGCCGCAATTACATACGTAGCAGATATTTGTAAGGAATATAACTTTAAGCTGAGCCCCCGACTGCATTTAGTGGTCTGGGATAAAGCTCTCAGAGTGTGATAGGTACTTAATGTAACACTGCATAGAACTTTAGACAAAAACTCAGAACTTATGTTCAAAACTCAGAGTTGGATTAAAAATACGTGCTAGAGTTGAATTATTGATTGTAGATGCATAATATTAGGTATGCGCATAGCTATATCCGGTTCAGCTTGTCAAGGTAAATCAACGTTCGTCGGCGACATACTCAGTCAGTGGCCTAGTTATGCAAGATCAGCTGAAAGCTACCGCAAACTTACAGATATTCCACTCAACAAGAAGGTAACTAGAGACGGTCAGCGTCAAATCCTTGACTCACTAGCAAAGGATCAGAAAAGTGCGCGGAAGGGTGATAAGATAATTTTTGACCGGTGCGCTATTGATAATATTGTGTATTCGTTATGGTCGATGGATAAGGGAGTGTCAGATATTGATAAAGCATTCATTAATAGTTGTATAGACACTGTTAAGGAGGCAATGAAAAATATTGATATTGTCTTTTTTATTCCGATCACGGAGGTTGCATTAGTCAAGCTCGAGGAACGTGATGAGAGAGAGATTGATAGCGAGTATGTTTACGAGATCGACAATATATTCAAAGCTATTACGCATCAACACGCCCGAGATAAGAGTATATTCTTCGAAAAAGGCGATGCTCCGCCTATTATTGAGATATTTGGCTCACGTGAAGAGCGTATTGAGTTATTAAAATATTATCTCGATATAGATGGTGATCTTATAGAAACACAGAGCTCGGTTCTTGATGTTAATAACATGCAAGATATGGAGCAACTACTTAGAGAGCAGAGAGAACAATTCGTTTCCGATAATAAGGAATCTTTAATCAAGAAGGGTATTATTGAGGAGAAGAATAAGTAATTAGGTGAAGTTTAATAGTAATATAGACGTACTACTCGAGCAGTTAGGCAGTATCAAGTATACAAAAAGAGAGTTTTACCCGCGTAACTTCAAGCTCTCTGACGAGTTTGTTAGGTCGTTTAAGAGAGAGCTACGTAGACTAATGGTTGAAGAGAAGATGGCGGTTAAGCCGGCTCTAAAAAAGCTCTGTAAAGCTCTTATATTCCATGTTTGATTAACCTAAGGCAGTGTAAAATTTTGATACCTTAACAACGTAAGAATCGGTTAAATTGCCTTGACCTACTGCGACTTTTACGTTGAGTTGAGGAGGATCACCGGCTGTGATTATATCGTAGAATACCGGGAACGTCGACAGTAGAGATACTGATCCACTAGATTGAGCTAAGGTGAAGTCCGCACTATTAAAATTACTCACACTTAGATTAGCAGGTAATACACCAAGCGCTATACCTTCTTTCGTACCTGTTCCATCAAAAATAAAATCACCAGAGTATACTGTATAGTTTGCCTGAAATGCTGATAGTAGAGCAGCTGTTATTGCAGGGATCTTCGTATTAACAATATCCTCGTATTCCGGTGAACCGATACGATTTGAAGCACTGGTCATTAAACCGTTTGTAAATGTGAAGGTATTATAGTAATCTACGGTTGCTGATTGACCTGCCTCTCCGTTCGACATGTAAGAGGATCCGTCTAGGTTAGAAATAGTTGCGTCAGTAACGTGAATATTTTCACCAGTTAGTCCCCCGCTATACGTACCATCGCCCGCTGTGCTGAGCTTTAGTACTCCTATATTTTGCCAATCGATGACCTGAGTACCTGCGTCATTTTGTACAATTAAGAGATTACCGTCGAATATCTCCTGTGCCTCGGGCAAATTGTTAATATTGACAATATTTGTTTGAGTATTAGTTGCCATTTTAGTTATTTATCGCTAATATTATACTATTGCACATGGAAAAAATAGGTGTTGGCATTATTACCTGTAACCGTCCCGATTTTTTCAGGGGATGCTTCAACTCTCTACCGCTCAAGGGAGTTGACGAGATTGTTGTTGTCAACGACGGCGGTCCTCTACCGTTTGACCTTTCTAGAGGAGCGTTGATAGTGAATGAAGTGAATTTAGGCGTAGGCAAGTCGAAGAATAAGGCTCTTCGACATCTCCTCGGTAAGGGTTGTGAATATATCTTCCTAATCGAGGATGATATGATTATTAAAGATTCCTCGGTTTTTAATCGGTATATAAGCGCCCATAAGGAGTCGGGTATACATCACTTTAATTACGGTCCTGGGTCTCCGTTTAATAGAAAACAATTAATACAGTTTGACTTACACAATCGGCACCTACTCGATCAGCACTCTGAGCCAAATCCTAAGCTAGTCGTCGAGTATAAGAATGCTAAGGTTGTATTGTATGAACATACGGTTGCAATGTTCTCCTTTTTTACGAAAAAATCTTTAGAGACTGTGGGATTAATTGATGAGGACTTCTATAACGCCTGGGAACACGTCGATCATACGTACCGAATTATTAAGGCTGGTATGCATCCGCCGTTTTGGTGGTTTGCTGATATCGCTAATAGCTGGGAGTATCTCACAGAAGCACCTGGTGCAATAGATAGCTCATCCATTGCAAATAAGACCGAGCAATGGACGAAAAATGTATACGGTGGGCGCGAGATTTATCTTAAAAAGCACGGTCACTATCCTAATCAACCGCCGTTTAACTCTGAACAGCAGGTGATTAATATGCTAAAAAAATTAAAACCATTATGATTGTACCAAATAGTTGTATATATTATCTAATCAATAATAGAGAGGTTGATATCAAAAGATTGATATCCTCTCTAGAGTGCCTCGATCGGAACTTTCTCGAGAATTACCCGTACCCGGTGGTTCTCGGGTACGAGGATCTAAGTCAGGAGGACATGGATGTGATTTCTAGTAAGATAAAGGTTAAGCATTTTTTCCATAAGCTATCATTCGAGTTACCAAACTACAGCGCTCAGATAAGCGAACAGATCCCGGTGAGGTTCAAGGGACACTGGGACGAGTCGG